CGCGCGCTTTGCAGCCTGCTTCAGTGTTTCAGGTCAACCCTTTCGCCAATGCGAATCCACAAGCTTACCTGTCAGCTGAAGAGGATTTGGATCATTTCCGTTATGCAACTATGCCTGATCCTAATATTAACTCAACCTTTGGCATATACCCATCAGCCGCTGCCGTTGACTCTGTGCAGGGACTAAGCTTTTCCATGGAAGAAAAGAATGACGAGGCTGATGAGATGAGTGTAACCTATAATGAAGTTGTAACTCTCAATGAATTCACCCCGCCAAGTAAAGATGAATTAAAGGTTACTAAGCTTAGCGCAACTGAAGACATGGATTTAGAGGAGTTGTGCCACACAATTGATGATTCTAAAGACGTGCTTGAACAGGTTTGTCATTACCATTCTAGGTGGATTGGGAAGGTAATAAGTCAGGTAAATTTCACATGCCTTGTCTCTGATTTTATTCTGCTGAAAAGCTCAGTAGAAGGTTCAATTAATGCTTACTACACAGGTTCTCTCACCAATAGGACAGCATTTGAATTGGCTGTTAAGTCCTATTATAAGTTCAGGCATGATCTCCTTTTCTGTATGTTCCTCTTGGCTGCAGGGTTACAGTCACAGTTTGGTACTGATGTTTGTTTGCGTCAGTTCGGTGTTGACAGCAATAGGACCCCAGATTTTGTCTATAATGGTGTTGAGTTGTCTGTTATTGAGATGTCAGTTAGCAACTCTTTTGAAAAAAGTAAGTTCCAAAAGGGTTCAACAGAGTTAGATAGTATCTACAGAACTGAACTCAAACTTTTACAGGATGCTACAAAGAAGAAGGTGAACTATCTACCCGTGTTTTTTGACACAACTGTCAATAAGTACAATACTACAGACTGGAGGACTGTCGGGTTTAATGTTAATGTACCCCTTTTAAACAAACTGACAGAAACCTTGCTAAAGAACTCAGGTGACCTCAGATCTGTTGATAAAGTCGGTTATGTTTTCTTTTTTAAAGAAGACAGGCGTTGGAATAAAATTGATGGTTATTATAACGAAGTTGCAAATTTGTTGGTTAAAAATAATGTTGCCCAGTTAAGGCCTCGCCCCCAAAAACTTTTTATCCCAGTCCTAGCTTGGTACCATCGACTAATCTTGAGCTGTAAAGCCGACCTAATAGCTGTATTGCCAACAATGGCAGAAAGGAGGATAAATACGTAATTTTTAATGTGAAAGGTGGTCTTGCTTTCAAAAAAGATTCTTCTGGCATTAAGTCAAAGGATT